GGCGGTTTTTTGAGGCTGCACCAGATTGCGAATCGCACCGGCCGATGAAGCGCTCTCGAAAGTGGACGTTCGTCGCACAGGAGGCCACGCGGCTGTCAGGCCTCGGATTGACGCCGCGGGAGATCGCGCTACGGTTGGAGCTGAATAAGTCGACGGTGACGCGCTGGATCGCGTCGGGAAAGCTGCCGAAGCCCGACACGACGAAGCGCCCTCGATCGCCAAAGGCGCCCCAGTCACAGACGCCGGAGGAATGGGCGTGGTCAGTGCGGCAAACCTATCAGCTCGACCCCACGGACGAGCAATTGCTGTCGTTGGCGATGAAGGCGCTGATGACGGCGCGGAATCCGAAGGAGACGGCGCGCGTGCAGCTGGCGGCAATGAACCGCTTCCAGGCGATCGTCAAGCAGCTGGCGCTCGCGATGCGCAGCGATGCGGAACAGCCGGTAGCGCCGGCGCCAGAGCCGCCGAAGGTGGAAGCGCCGGCACCCGTGCGTGAACGGCGTGCCGATCCGCGGGCGCTCGTGATGGATGAGGCGAAAACGATTCAATGATGGACTGGAACAAAGAACCGCGTAGCGTTGTCGAGCGTGCTGCCGCAAAAGGCGACGAGGGAGCAATCGCCTGCCTTCGGCTGCATCAACGCCTAGACGGTGTTGACTCGGCAGTCGATGGTCTCCGTATCGAGTTGACCGGATTCAATGAGCGACTCACGTCGCAGATTAACGATCTACGACAGAAGATCGTGAGTCGACGCGAATGATCCTCACCGTCCCGCGCGACCGCACGTTCTACCCAACACTCGGGCCGCAGGTGTGCGACTTCATCGAGCAGAACATGGTTTACGGCCCCGGCGATCTGCGCGGGCAGCCCGTGCGCCTTGACGATGAGAAGGTCGCGCTCATCTACCGCATGTACGAAGTCTATCCACGCGGCCACCGGTTCGAAGGCCGCCGGCGCTTTAAGCGCGTCGGCATCTCGCTGCGCAAGGGCGTCGGCAAAACGGAGCTGGCCGCCTGGGTCGCCGCATGCGAGCTCCACCCAGACGCCCCGGTGCGCTGCACGGGCTGGTCAAGCAGCGGCGAACCGATCGGCGGCCCGGTGACCGACCCCTACATCCCGCTCGTGGCGTACAACGAAGTCCAGTCGTCCGAGCTGGCGTACGGCGCGCTCAAAACGATCCTCGAGGAAGGGCCGCTCAAGGACGAGTTCGACATCGGGCTCGAGCGCATCATGCGGAAGCGCGGCGGCGGGAAAGCCGAATCGCTCGCCGCGGCGCCGAACGCTCGCGACGGCGCGCGAACGACCTTCAGCGTCATGGACGAGACGCACCGGATGACGCTGCAGCGGCTCCGCGATGCGCACCAGACGATGATCAACAACAACGCGAAGCGCATGCTGGCGGACCCGTGGATGCTCGAGATCACGACGGCGCCGGAGCCGGGCGCCGGCTCGGTGGCCGAGGCGACGATGCAGTATGCCGAAGCGGTCGAGCATGGGCAGGTCGCCAATCCGAGCTTCTTCTTCTTTCATCGGCAGGCGAGCGACCATCACGATCTGACGACGGCCGAGGGTGCGCGCGCCGCGGTCGTTGAAGCGTCTGGCCCGTGCGCCGTCTGGAGCGACATCGAGGCGATCGTCGCGATCCTCGATGACCCGGCCACCGATCGCGCGTATTGGGAACGCGTCTGGTGCAATCGGCTCGTGAAGGGCTCAACACAGGCGTTCGACGTCGAGCTGTGGCGCAAGGGGCTGCTGAAAGAGAATCCCGTCCAGCCGGGCGACCTCATCACGATCGGGTTCGACGGCGGGCAATTCCACGACGGGACCGGCGTTGTCGCGACGCACGTCGCCACCGGCTATCAGTGGGTGCCCGGCGCGTGGGAGTGCCCGCCAGGCGGCGAGAAGCGAACGCCACCGTGGCAGGTGCCGACCGCGGACGTCGACGCCTGCGTGCGGCGACTCTTTGCGACGTTCAAGGTCTGGCGCATGTATGCGGACCCGCCGTACTGGCAATCGTGGATCGCGCAGTGGGCAGGCGACCTCGATCGCGATCGGCCCGACAGCGAGAAGCGCATCATCGAATGGTGGACGAACCGCACGAAGCCGATGACGTTCGCGCTGGAGAATTTCGACACGGCGATCAAGACCGGCCAGATCCGCCACGACGGCGATCAGCGGCTGGCGCGGCACATCGGCAACGCGCGAAAGAAGGAGCTGCCGCAGCGGAGCGAGGACGGCAAGGTGCTCTGGCTGATTCAGAAGGATCGCCCCGACTCGCCGCAGAAGATCGATAACTGCATGGCGGCGGTGCTCAGTTGGGAGGCGCGCACGGATGCGATTGCCGCGGGCGTGCTGTCGGAGAAAGAGCCGCAGTTTCAGATGATGATCATGGGAGGCGGACGATGACGAGCCGTCTCGAACTCAAAGTAAAAGAGTTCGCTGAGCGCGAACGCGTGACCGAAAGAACAGTTTACGCGTGGATCGCGAAGGGCGCGGTGCAAGTGCGCCGCACGCCGGGCGGTGGTCTGCGGATCCTCACGCCACAAGACGAGGCCGATGATCAACTGAAAACGGCGGAAGAATTTAGAAGGGCTTCCCGGTAGTCTCTATACCACTACCGGTTGTGTCCCTACTCTGGTGGGGCACACATGGCCGGGCAGCGGGCGTACGCCGTTCTGAACGTCAAGGCGATCGACGCCGAGCAGCGCGTCATTACCGGCATCGCCACGACGCCGACGCCCGATCGCATGGGCGACATCATCGAGCCCGACGGGATCACGTTCAAGAATCCGCTGCCGCTGCTGCTCTATCACGACTCGCGGCGCCCCGTCGGCACCGTCAAGCTCGATAAGCCGACCGCCGACGGCGTCACCTTCACCGCCAAGATCGCCGACATTGCCGAGCCCGGCACGCTGAAAGATCGCGTCGACGAGGCGTGGCTCTCCGTCAAAAACAAGCTGCTCCGCGGCGTCTCGGTCGGGTTCCGCCCGCTGAATGACGCGATGGACTGGATGCAAGACACCGGCGGCATTCGCTTCCGCGAGACGGAAATCCTCGAGCTCTCGCTCGTCGCCGTGCCCGCCAACGTCGAAGCCACCATCAGCAGCATCAAGTCGTACGACCAGGAACGGCCCGCCGCGACAGGCACTGGCCGTTCGGTCGTTGTTCGCACCACACCCGCCGCCGGCGCCCCGGCCCCTGCCCGGAAGGACCGGGACATGAAAACGATTCAGGAACAGATCGCCTCATTCGAGGCCACGCGCGCGGCGAAGTCCGCCGAGATGGCCGCGATCATGACAGCCGCCGGCGAGAAGGGCGAAACGCTCGACACCGCCGACTCCGAGAAGTACGACGGCCTCGCGCTCGAAGTGAAGTCGCTCGACGCGCACCTCGCACGGCTGCGCGACATGGAAGCGCTGAACGTGCAGAAGGCCGCCCCGGCGGACGGCAGCGATCCGCAAAAGGCGGCGCAGTCGCGCGGCGCGGCGTCGCACACGATCCGCACGGTCGAGAAGCTCCCGCCCGGCATCGGCTTCGCACGCGCGGTCAAGGCGTGCGTCGTCGCGCGGCTCGATGGCCGCAACATGCTCGACGTCGCGAAGGAGATGTACCCGAGCGACAACCGTCTGCACGGGCACATCACGCACGTGCTGAACCTGCCGAACGTGGTCGCACAGATGAAGGCGGCTGTCCCTGGGGCGACGACCACGAATACGACCTGGGCGAGCGCGCTCGTCGATCCAACGAACCTCGCCGGCGAATTCATCGAATATCTGCGCCCGGCGACCATCATCGGCAAGTTCGGCACGAACGGGATCCCCGATCTGCGCCGCGTGCCGTTCAACGTCCGCATGATCGAGCAGACGCAGGGCGGCACCGGTTACTGGGTCGGGCAGGGTGCGCCGAAGCCCCTGACGGCCTTCGGCTTCGCGCCGGTCACGCTCGCCTTTACGAAGGTTGCAGCGATCTCGGTCATCACCGAGGAACTCGCCCGCTTCTCCAGCCCCTCAGCCGAGCAATTGGTACGCGACGGTCTGCGCGATGCGCTCGTGGAGCGCATCGATCGCGACTTCATTGATCCGGCGGAAGCCGGCACGGCGAACGTGCAGCCCGCCTCGATCACGAACGGCCTGACAGCCGGTTCGTCCGCAGGCACCAGCGCCGACAACGCGCGCACCGATATCGCTGGCTTGGTGGCCGACTTTGTCGCCGCGAATCAGGATGTCGCGGGGCTCGTGCTCATCATGCCGGCGTCGCTGGCGCTCGCGCTGTCGTTCCAGGTGAACAGCCTCGGGCAGCAGCAGTTCCCGAACCTCTCGCTGGCCGGCGGCACGATCAACGGCATCCCCGTGATCACGACGCAGTATGCGGCCAACGAGTCGGGCGGCGGCAACCTCGTGATCGCGGTGAACGCGCGCGAGATCTTCCTGGCGGACGACGGTCAGGTCACCGTCGACGCCTCGCGCGAAGCCTCGCTGCAGATGCTCGACAACCCGACCAACAACTCGGCGACGGCGACCGCGACCACGATGGTCAGCATGTGGCAGACCAACTCGATCGCGCTACGCGCCGAGCGGTTCATCAACTGGGCGAAGCGCCGGTCGACGGCCGTCGTGTACCTCGACGACGTCAACTGGGGCAGCGTCGGCAGCCCATAGTCCGTAATGCTGAAAACCTTGATCGCGCTCACGTCGTTCACCTTCGAAGGTCACCCTTACGTGCCCGGCGAGGTGTTCGACGTGACGCCGATCAAGGCGCTCGCGCTCACCTACAACAAAAAGGCGAAGTTCGCGCCACCCGGCTACAAGCGGCGTGACATGGAAGCGGAGAAAACTCCGGTGCCGCCGCCGCCGAGCAAGCCCGCACGCACTCCGCGCCGCCGCTATCGACGCCGCGACATGGAGGCCGAGCGGGACTGATGGACATCTTCGGCTTCACCATCACACGCACGAAAGCGCCGCCCGGGCAACTCTCGTCCGTTGAGAGCCGCGGCGGCTGGTGGCCGATCGTGCGCGAGCCGTGGGCCGGCGCGTGGCAGCAAAACATTGAGATCGATCTCGCGAACGTCCTCACACACCCGGTCGTCTTCGCCTGCGTCACGGCCATCGCGAACGACATCGCGAAGTGCCGGCTGCGCCTCGTCGAGCTCGATGACGATGGCATCTGGACCGAAAAGAACGTCCCGGCGTACTCGCCTGTCCTGCGTCGGCCGAACCGCTACCAGATTCGGATCAAGTTCGTGCAGTGCTGGCAGATCAGCCGCCTGGTGCACGGCAACGCCTACGTGCTGAAGCAGCGCGACCAGCGCAAGGTGGTCACCGCAATGTATGTGCTCGACCCGCAGCGCTGCCGGCCTCTCGTGGCGCCGGACGGTTCGGTCTACTACGAGCTGAAGCGCGATCACCTGTCGCAGCTGCAGGACGAGCAAGTCGTTGTCCCGGCGTCGGAAATCATCCATGACGTCATGTATCCGCTCTATCACCCGCTCGTCGGCCTGGGGCCGATTCACGCGAGCGGGCTCGCCGCAGTGTTGGGCCTGCAGATCCAGACACAGTCCGCCAATTTCTTCGCGAACGGCAGCAGCCCGGGCGGCGTGCTCACGGCCCCGGGCGAAATCACCGACGCGACGGCGCAGCGCATCAAGGCGTACTGGGACGCGAATTACACCGGCAACAACGTCGGCAAGGTAGCGGTGCTGGGTGACGGGCTGAAGTACGAGCCGATGGCGGTGACGGCGCAGCGCGCGCAGCTGAGCGAGCAGTGGGACGCGGCCTCGCAGGCGATCGCGACGGCCTATCACGTGCCCGGCTACAAAGTCGGCGGCCCGTTGCCGGCGTACAACAACATCGAAGCGCTCGCGCGGCAGTACTACACGCAGGCGCTACAAGAGCCATTCGAGTGCATGGAAGCGCTGCTCGACGACGGCCTCGGACTCGGCCCCGAGTTCGGGAATCGCTACGGCACCGAGTTCGACCTCGACGATCTGTGGCGCCTCGATTCGGCCACGCTGACCGATACGCTCGCGCAGCAGACCGGCGCCGGCATCGCGGCGATCAATGAAGCGAGGAAGAAGCTGAATCTCCGACCAGCCAAGGGCGGCGAAGAGCCGATCCTCCAGCAGCAGAATTGGCCACTGTCGCAGATTGCCGAGCGCGAGCCGCCCGATATTCCCGATCGCCCTGACAACGACGAGCCGCCGATGGATGACGACGACAATCCGCTGGAGGACGACGCGACCGCAGAGAAGTTCGCGGCCGCGCTTTTCAGGAAGATGGCGGACCTCCATGCAGCCTGACCAATTCGCCGACATCGTCGCGACCGCGATCAAGTCGGTCGTCGCGCCGCTCCAGGCGCGCGTTGCCGCACTGGAAGCGCGCCGCGATCCCGCGCTCGAGATGCCGGCACTCGCCAAAGACGCTGCCGCCGCCATGCTCACGCAGTTCACGACCGCGCTGATGATGCGGGCGCAGGAGACGGCGCAGACGCTCGCGACGTCATCGGCGGCGCTCCCGGCGCCGACGCCAACCACCGTGCGGAAACACATCCACTATCAGCGCATCGACGGACTGTTGCGGCCCATGCTGGTACGCGAGGACACGACGTAAATGGGGCTGATCCGAACGACTCACGGCCTGCTCGACGAGGCCGCGCTCGCGCGCACGGTGGGCTTTGAGGACCGTCCGACCGAATTCGTCATCTGGGTGGAATGGCGCCTGGGCGACGAACTGGTCCGACGTGACGCCCATGTCGTGTTGAAAGAACCCACGGTGTCGGCTGACCTCGTGGCGGCGGCAATCGGCTAAGGGAGGAGCGCGGGGCGATGGCGAACAGTCAAGCGATGACCACGTCGTTCAAGGAAGAATGCCTGAAGGCGTTGCATGCGCTCGGCACCACGGTCACGCGTGGCGCGACGACGGCCGACACGATCAAGGCCGCGCTCTATCTCGCGACCGCCTCGCTCGGTGCGGGCACGACCGCCTACAGCGCCACGGGCGAAGTCAGCGGCACCAACTACACCGCCGGCGGCGTGACGGTCACGAACGCCAACGCGCCCTCCAGCAGCGGCACGACCGCCTTCTGGACCCCGAGCGCGAGTATCGTCTTTACCAACGTCACCCTGGCGACCGCGTTCGATGCCGTGCTGCTCTACAACAGCTCGCAATCGAACCGCGCGATCAGCGTGCACACCTTCGGGTCGCAGACCGTGACGGCCGGCACCTTCACGCTGACGATGCCGACCAACGACGCGTCGAACGCGTTGATCCGGTTCGCATGACGGGCCTCACGGAGGGGAATACGTAATGCCGACGATCACGAAGGAAATCGCCTCGATCGACAACGGCGCCGTCGTCGTTCAACTCGACTACAACAACGCAAACATGCGGGCAGATAAAGTGCGCGTGATCAACAACGGCACGGCGGCTTGCTTCGTAGAGGCCAAGCGTCCGGACGGACTTATCTACGGCCAGCGGTTCGACGTCGGGACGTCGTTCATCACCATCCCGCAGACGGGCGGCGGCGAGATTCAATTGATCGATCCCGGCAGTGGGAAACTCGCCGGTATCGAAATTTCCATCAACTATCCCTACGCGTAGCCGATGGCTGCACCCGTTTATCAGACGCAGGGATCGCTCGCGGCCGGCAACCGGTCAACCGCCCCGGTGCCGGTACCGTCGGGCGTCGCCGCAGACAACGTCATCATCACGCTCGCGCACTTCGAGTCCGACGCCGCGATTACCCCGCCGTCCGGGTTCACGCAGAAATACATGCGGGAGCAGAACGACGCCGGCGGTGCGTTTCGCGAGTACGTCTTCTGGAAGCGCGCCACGGGCGCCGACTCGGGCACCTACGACTTCAGCTGGGACGCCACGTCTCCTTGGAGCGAGTGGGTAGCCCTGCGGATCAGCGGCTGCGTGACGACGGGCGACCCATTCGGCGCTGACGATCTCGCGACGATTCCGGCTGGAGCGCAGACGGTGATCGCGCCTATCGGGATCTTGTGTGAGACAGAGACGCTAGCCATTGCCGCCTACGGCAGTTTTGCTGGGAACGCGGATTTCTCTACGCCAGGAGGACCACAGGCGTGGACCGAGCGGTTCGACGGCGGCGCGATGGCGGTCAACACGTCGACGGTGACCGCAGGCGGTGGACAGTTCGCGGCGCAGATTACTGTGACGTCGGGGACATGTATTGGACAGATCTGTTGTCTGCGGGCGGCGACCAGTGTCGCGTTCACCGAGCCGACGGTGGTCAACATCAGCAATCAGACGGTCGTCAATTCCGGCACGGCCTGCGATGTGGCCTGGCCACTCGGCAGCGAAGCGAACGACATCGCGATCTGCGTGTTGCACGCGAAGAACAACCTCGCGTGGACCGTGCCGACCAATTGGGCCGACGTCTTCACACAGCAGAACAACGGCACCACCCAGCGCGCGGGCGCGATGTGGATTCGCACGGCCGGCGGCGAATCGGGCACCGTCAATTTCGCGATCGGCTCGTCGTCGACGCTGGTGCGGTCGGGGCTCATGTACCTGGTGCGCAACGCGATTGCGTCGGGCTCGCCCTTCGACGGCGCGGCGGTTGTGAACGCGGACTCCACGGCCGATGACAACATCGAGTGGAGCGACTACGACCCCGCGGTCGCAGATGACTTGATCTGCTGGCTCGGGTACTACGCGGACGATTTGACGACGCCGGCGAGCTCGATAGCGGGCACGCCCACCGCCGCACTGACGTACGAGTTCGAGACGTCGACCGGTACGGATCTGACAACGGCGATGTATTGCGGCAATCACACCGGCTCGCATGCCGCCGTTGGCACGCGCAGCGCGGCCACGACCTCGACGGCGGATGCCGTGAGCGTCGGGGTCGTCTTCGGCATCTTGAAGGCCAGCGCCGCCGCCGCGAACAGTCGCCCCACCACTGTCACCACGCAGCAAGCGGTATCGCGCGCCGCGACGTTCTGACTGGAGACCCTATGGCCGCACGATACACGGTGGACACGACGGGCGATGTGGCGCTGACAGCGGCGACCGCGAAGACGATCCTCAGCGTCATCGCGGCCTCTAATGCGCCGATCAGGCTCACAGAGATCAGCGTGTCGTTCGATGGCACGACGGCAAGCGCCGAGCCGGTCACCGTGGAACTCTGCTCTTCCACGCAGGCCACCGCGGGTACGTCGACGTCGCAGACGCCGGTGCAGACCGGTGGCCCGACGCGCACAGTTCAAGCAGCGGGCGCCAGAAATTACACGGCCGAGCCGACGGTGCTCACGCCGCTGAAGCGCTGGCTGGTGCGCGCTGATGGCGGGTTGCTCGTACTGCAATTCCCGCTCGGGCGCGAGCCGGAACAGGTCACCACTGCGGACGCGTTATGTATGCGCTGCACCGCGCCGGCCAACGTGAACGCGCAGGGCTATATGGAGTTCGAGGAAGGGTAATGCCGGTTCACGGTCGGAGCACCATCTTCCGCGTCACGGCGCCGCGCGTATTGAGCGCCCAGACATCCGATGTCGTCGTCGGGCTGACAGGGGTGTCAAGCGTGGTGGCGGTCGGCCTGCTCGGTGTCGCACTCGCGACGGCGCTGACAGGCGCGGGCGCGACGAGCGCGGTCGGGAATGAGGCGGTCACGCATAGTCAGGCGCTCACGGGTGTGAGCGCGACCACAGCACCGGGCGCGGTCGCATCGTCACGCACGCGCGCGCTGACTGGTCTGGCGGCGACAGCTGGCGTCGGCACGACCATACCCTCGCGAACGATCGGCGTGACGGGGCTCGTGGCCGACTCGGCATCCGGGAGCGTGGCGGTCTCGCATACCCAAGCGGTCTTGAGCGCAAGCGCCACCGCCGCCCTTGGCTCGATCGAGTCGTCACGCGCGCGGGCGCTCACCGGACTCGCGGCCACGTCCGGTCTGGGAGCGGTCCCGCCCTCACGAGCGGTAACCGTCACCGGACTGGCCGCGAGCGTTGCGCCCGGCAGCGTGGCGACTTCTGGCGGCGATACGTCGGACGTGACGCGGCCACTGTCGGGGATCGGCGCGACCGGCGCGATCGGCATGCTGACGGCCGAGATCGTGGCCACGCCAGCCCCGCAACCGTCGCTCGGCGGGCACTGGTCGGCGGCCTCGGTCGAGTCGCTCTTCAAGCCTGTTGATTTCGGTCCGGTCCCTACGCGCGCCGCCCTACGCGGCACGCAACTCCGCGCGCGCGTCGGAAGGGTGCAGATGTCCCGCGCGAGCGGCTTAGCCGGCGCAACGACAGTCGGCGCCGTCGGCCAACTCGCGCCGTCGCAGATCTCGACGATCGCGCAGACCCTGCTTGAAGACGACGCGCTGCTGGTGACGATGGGAGCGATCTGATGTCCGCCGATATGGAACAGCTCGCCGGCCACGTGGTGTCTGCGTTCAAGACACTGCTTGATCCGCTGCTCGCCCGAATCGTCCAACTCGAGGCGCGTCCTGTGGCGCAGGAAGGTCCGCAGGGACCGACGGGCGCCGACGGCGCGCCAGGACCGATGGGGCCGCTCGGTCCGGTCGGTCCGCCGGGCGCACCGGGCGTGCCGGGGCGCGACGGGCGCGATGGCGTGCCGGGCGAGCGCGGTCTCGATGGTCAGCACGGAAAGGACGGCGCGCCTGGGAAGGACGGTGCCGACGGCTTGGGGTTCGACGATCTCGACGTCGCCTATGACGGCGCGCGCACGGTGACGCTGTCGTTCACCCGCGGCGAGCGCGTGAAGACCTTTCCGCTCACGATGCCGATCGTGCTCGATCAGGGCGTCTACCAACAGGGCACCACCTACCAGAAGGGCGACGGGGTCACCTGGGGCGGCTCGTTCTGGATCGCGCAGGCCGAGACCGACGCCAAGCCAGGCGAGGGCGCGACGCCGTGGCGATTGGCGGTGAAAGCTGGTCGCGAAGGGAAGGCGGGTCGTGACGGCAAGGATTTGCGCGATGCACCAGTCGTGAGGGCGGTGCGCTGATGGCACTCATCACCATCGACCAAGCCAAGATGCAGCTGCGCATCACCGACGATGCCGCTGACAGTGATATCGCCATGAAAAGCGAGCAGGCCACGGCGATCGTGCTCGACTACCTGAAGAATCCCGACGCGGCGCAGCAATGGGAATCGGGCAGTCCCGGCAGCCCCGGCGGCGGAAGCCCGCTCGACGACCAGGCGCTCACGATCGTGCAGGCCGCGATCCTCATGGTGCTCGAGCGCCTCTGGATGCGCGAAGAAACGATCCTGACCGATGGCGTCAAAGCGCTCCTGCACCGCCTGCGAGATCCCTCCTATGCGTAACCAGCAACAGCGCACCTTCGTGCCCGTGACGCCGCTCTGGAAGAACGCGACGTGCGTCTGTATCGCGAGCGGACCGAGCTTGACGCCGGCGGATGTCGACTACGTCCGCGATAAGGCGCGCGTGATCGTGGTCAACAACGGCTACAAACTCGCGCCCTGGGCCGACGTGCTCTGGGCGACCGATGCGCGCTGGTGGCGCTGGCACAAGGGCGCGCCTGGGTTCAACGGTCTGAAGTTCTCGCTGTCCGTCGGCGGGCTCAACCTACCGCGAGACGTGCATGTGCTCCGGAACGCGGGCTTCAGCGGTTGGTCAACCGATCCCGCGGCTGTCTACCACGGGAAGAATGGCGGCTTTTGCGCGACGCAACTGGCGGCCCATCTCGGCGCCAGCCGGGTGATTTTGCTCGGGTACGACATGCAGGCGACGAACAACCGTCATCACTGGCACGGCGAGCACCCGTACCACATGCCCAATCCGTATACGTCGTGGGTGCGCGCGTTCCGAGACAACGCCGAGCGGGCACGTTCGGCAGGACTGGAGATCGTCAATTGCACGCGCGAGACGGCCCTGACGATGTTCCCGCGGATGCCGCTCGAGCAGGCGCTGCCGGCGCAGCGCGATGAGGCCGTCGCGTGAAGGCAACCGCCGCCTGGGATTGGTCGGGCTTTCAGGGGAGCGCGCCAGCGCTGAAATATGCGCGCCGCGACCTGCCAAATCTGCGCGCGGTCATCAAGCTGACGCCGCGGCATCGCGTCTGCCTACAGGCCGGCGGCAATCTCGGCATCTGGCCGAAGGCGCTCGCGACCGCGTTCGAATCGGTATTCACCTGCGAGCCCGACGCGGACAACTACGACAAGCTGCGCACGAACGCGCCCGAGAAGAACATTCACGCATATCCGTACGCGCTCGGTGAAACGAGTGGCGCCGTCGGCCTGTCGCGTGTGCGGCGCGACGGCAAGCCGACGAGCCATGAGGGCTGCGTGCATGTCGACGGCGCCGGAACGGTGCCGATGGCGACGATTGACGAGTTCGAGTTGCCGGTTTGCGACCTAATTTATCTCGACGTTGAAGGCTACGAACTCTTCGCGCTCCGGGGCGCGCGCGCGACGTTGGCGCGCTGCCGCCCCGTGGTCGCCGTCGAGATCAACAAGCATCTGCGCTCATACGGCCTGACGGAGCTCGACGTGCTGACGTTCATGGAAGCCGCCGGCTACCGCTCCGGGCCGCGCGTTGGCTGCGATCAGGTGTTTCTCCCGGAGGCCGCGTGAAGACCGCTACCCGTTCTGCCGCCGACTATCAAGCCGCCTTCGAACAGGAGCGCGCGCAGTCGTATCCGGCGATCGACGCCTTTGAAGCGCGCATGGGCGCGATGGTCGACCGCGAGGCGCTCGAAGACGCCGCGCGCGTGCTTGCTTGCCCGCTCAAGGCGAATCCGCCGAACTGGCAGCACGGCCGCGTCATCTATGCGGTCGCCCGGCATGCGCTCCGGCGTGCCACTCTGTCCGGCGCGGCGCCCGTGCGCCTGCTCGACATCGGCACCGCGAAAGGTTTCTCGGCGCTGATGCTGCAATGGGCGCTGCGCGACGCCGGCATCTGCGGCCGCGTCGTCTCGGTCGATGTCATCGACCCAACCGAACGCGTCGCGCGCAACACGGTCGCCGAGGTGGACGGCCTGAAAACGCTCGCCGAGATGTTGGCGCCCTGGCGTGACGCACTCTCGATCAGGTTCGTGCGGAGCGAGGGGCGAATCTGGTTGACCGGACATCCCGAGCGCGTGCATGTCGCGGTGGTCGACGGCAAGCACACGCACCAGGCGGTCAGCTGGGAAGCCGCCCTGTTGTCGACGCGGCAAGAGTCCGGCGATGTCATCGTGTTCGACGACCTGCAGATCCCCGGCGTCGCGCAGGCGGTCGGCGAGTTGGTCGGCTACGACATTGAGCGTCTCGAAGCCAAGCCCGATCGCGTCTACGCGATTGCGAGGAAACGCTGATGGGCATTCTCGCTGAACCGGCCGCCTTCGTGCGCGCGCTGAAGCTCCCGAAAGGATTTTCCGTCTGCGAGCTCGGCGATCAGTGGGTGACGTACCAGCTCCCGCATTTACTGGCGCGCGATTTCTATCTCCAAATGGGCGCGAAGCGCTACGAGTCCATCGACGCGAACGGCCGCGGCTCCATCACTTTCGATCTCAATCGCAAATGGCACGGCAAGATCGGGCAGTTCGATCTCGTCACCGACTTCGGGACGGGCGAGCACATTTTCAACCAAGCCGAACTCTGGCGCACGCTACACGTCCTGACGAAGCCGGGCGGCTTCATCGCGTTCGATCGGCCCGCAGCCGGCTACAGCAATCACGGGTTCTACAACGTCCACGAGACGCTCTTCCATGATCTCGCGGACGCGAATCGCTACCGCGTACTGCGGCTTGAGCGCCACCCGTCGACGCGCGGCGAGTTGCTCCGCGGCGTGCTGCAGAAGTCGTCCGGCGAAACCAAATTTCTCGCGCCGCAACAGGGGCGCTATCAGAAAGCGCTGCAGGTATGACGTTCGCGATCGTCTTCTCGGTCGTCCTATTGGCGCTGGCGTGGCTGGTGCGGATAATCCGCTGGGCGCCAAAGCCATACCCGCCTCCACCCTCCGGTGATTTCATCGCGATGCTGGAATGGGAAGCCGGTAATCCTAACCTGCATCCGGCCATCCGGCTCTCCGCAAGTACGGCGCTGTGCCGCCTCCACGAGCGCCGCTGCGAGGACGCTCGCATCCGCCAGATCCTTCGGGAGGAGATACTGGAGGCCGCAAGGCACGCGAGGCCGCGATGCTGACGGTCGCCTGCGTCTGGGTCGCCGCCAACGTGCCGTACGGCGTGGAGTACGTCACGAATCTCCGCGCGATGGTCGCGAAGCACCTGACGCGGCCGCACCGGTTCGTCTGCCTGACCGATCGCGCGGCGTATCTCCCGAGTGGGATGGAGACGCAACCGATCGCGCTGCGTGCCGACATCCCTGGCTGGTGGGCGAAGGTGCTGTTGTTCAATCGTGCGCGCGGACTGAGCGGTCGCGTGCTCTATCTCGACCTCGACACGCTCGTTGTCTCCGCGCTCGATCCGATCGTCGACTTTCCGGCGCCGTTCGCGCTGATCCCAGACGCGGGCACGTTCAAGCCGCGCACCGCGCACCGAGTCATTAAGCGGTTCAATTCGTCCGTGATGGTCTGGTCGGATTGCGCGGCCGATCGCCTCTACGACAACTTCAGCAGCGACGTGCCCGCGCGGCTCTGGGGCGATCAGGATTGGATCGGCGAGCAGATGCCGGGCGCGGCGACGATGCCGCTCGAATGGTTCCCGCGGCTGTCGGAACTGCACGGCCAGCCGCCCGGCGCTGAGGCGAAGGTTGTGCTTGCGAAGAAACCGAAGAACGTAGAGGCGGCGAAGCGCTGGCCGTGGGTGGCGGATGTCTGGAGGGCGGCATGAAGGAATTGACGATCGGTCATCAGATGCGCAATCTCACTGCCCTCGCCACGTTCCTGCTGTTGATGATGACCGCGACGGGTCCGTCAGCATCGACCTCCAGTATGAATAGCGTTCCGGCGGCGAACCCTTTCGGCGAGCCTATCTCCTCCAGCCGCGCCGAGTGCTTGGAATACGAGTGCCCATTCAATCTGTACAGCGAGGAGATTTGCTACGAGACTGGCGACGTGATTTGGGTGCCCTGTGGCACAGCCCGTTGCGACTTCGGCGTCTGGTTCCTGCAGTGCGAGGGTTGGTAAAAATGGGCCTCTGGTGTAAGGATCTGCCGTTCGTGACGGTGGCGTACCGCGGCACACCGCTGCCCGTCACGCTCATCGTCCCGTACTACGAACAGCCGATCTTCTTCGCGCGCCAACTCGCGCACTGGGCCAGCTACCCACCGGCCATCGCGGACTACCTCTCGATCATCGTGGTCGACGACGGATCGCCCGAGCAGCCCGCGAGTGCCGTGCCGCGGCCGATCCTCCGTGACTTCCGCCTCTTTCGCATTCAGCGCGATGTCCGTTGGAACTGGCTCGCCGCGCGCAACATCGGCTTTCATCACGCTGCCGATGGTTGGTGCCTCGTGACCGACATGGATCACGTGGTGCCGCACGAGACGCTGGCCGCCCGCATCTACGGCAACCACGATCGGCGCACGGCCTACGCGTTCTCGCGCATCGAGCACACGGGCGAACCGGCGACGCCGCACTCGGCAAGTTTCTTTCTCACGCGCGAGCTCTTTTGGGCCGTCGGCGGCTACGACGAGGCGCTGTCTGGCCACTACGGTACCGATGGCGACTACCGTCGACGGCTCGCCCAGCACGCGCCGATGGCGGTCCTGCGCGATGTCCTCGTGCGGCACGAATATGTCGACGACTCAAGCACGACGCGGTATCTCAGGAAACAGCCAGAAGACGCGGCGGTGAAGCGCCTCGTACAGCAGCGACGTCCCGGCTGGCGGCCGAAGGTGCTCAGCTTCCCGTACGTCGAGGTGACAGCGTGCTGATTCTCTCTTGGGCTAGCCTGTTCGTCATTTTCGCGATTGCGCTGTGGACTCGATTCTCTCGCCCAGGGCTGACTGAGACAGAACTGCTGCTGATGTTCTGGCCGCGCTGGCTGGTCCTCGTCATCATCGCGGTCACCCTGTTGGTCGTTGCGCGCAGGAAGGGGAAGTGACGACGCTGACCTTCGTGACGTGGCTCTGGAAACCGCCAGTTGGGTACCGCTCTGCGTTCGCGGCCGAGCACGTCAACGTCCTAGCGAACATGATCGATCGCCACTACACCGCGCCGCATCGCATCCTCTGCGTGACCGACCTGCCGAAGGGCATCGACCCGCGCGTGCAGATCGTGTCGGCTTGGAACGACTACGCCGAACTCGGGAGCCCGCATGGCGGGATCAACAAGAACCCGAGCTGCTACCGCCGGCTGCGCGCGTTCCATCCGGACATCGGGAAAGTCTTCGGCCGGCGCTTCGTCTCGCTTGATCTCGACACGGTCATCACCGGCGACCTGGTGCCGCTCTTCGATCGCCCGGAGGACTTCGTCATCTGGGGCGAGACGAATCCGAAGAGTTGGTACAACGGTTCACTGTGGATGCTGACCGCAGGCGCGCGGCCGCAGGTGTGGACCGACTTCAACCCGCGGCGTTCGCCGCACGACGCGAAACGCGCGGGACGGTTCGGCAGCGATCAGGGTTGGATCAGTCATTGCCTCGGCAAGGGCGAGGCGACATGGTCGGTGGCCGACGGCGTCTACAGCTACCGCGTGCATCTCAAGCCGAAGGGCAACCAACTGCCAGCGAACGCGCGCATCGTGAACTGTCACGGCGAGCATGACCCCTGGGATGCAGAGATGCAGCGGATTCCCTGGGTGAAAGAGCACTATCAATGAGTCCGATCGCGACCGGCCGCCGGAACAAGCTCGTGCAACTCGAGCAGGGCACCGATGAGGACGGGATCATCGGCGATCCCTGGGCCGCGCTCTCGCCGGCAACGGCATGGGCCGCGATCGAGCCGGTCGTCGGCGCGATTTCCGATACGACCGGCGCCGAGTCGGCGCTGATCACCATCCCGTATCACGCGGGCGTGACGACGCGGACGCGCATCCTCCATAACAATCGCGCCTATTACGTGCGCGGGGTCTCGAACCCCGACGAGGCAAACATCGACACCGTCTGCACGTGCGAAGTCGTCGAGAACATTGGCGCCGCGCCTCCGGGCGATTTCAGCTGGGTGCAGGAGGGCTGGATCTAGTGATTCGACACGCGTTCGTCTCGCCGAAGGCTGACGGCCCGGACCCGACGAAGCTGCGCCCGTCGAATTGGGGATCCGTCGCGACAAACTACGCGACGCACCCGACGCATACCTTCGATGGTGGGGTGCAGGGCGCCCTCCTGTTCCGCGACACGACGGCGATCGATGGCGCTGGATGGACCACGACCCCGACTCTCGAGAGCCTCACCGTCGGTGTCGCGACTTTCCGTACGCCTGGCACGGACAACGTCTTCATCGGCGACGGCGCAGGGAATCTCACGCTGACTGGGACGCAGAACACCGGCATGGGACACGGTGCGCTCGCCGCCCTGACGACTGGCACGTACAACACCGCGTTCGGTGACCTCACGCTCAATGTCAACACCACCGGTAACTACAACACGGCGATTGGCGGATTCACCCTCAACCTTAATACGACCGGGGAGTTCAACACGGCCGTCGGGCTGCAGGTGATGTCGAGCAACACGACTGGCCATCGAAACGTGGCGATCGGCGCGCTGTCGCTGTGGCGCAACACGACCGGCCATCACAACATGGCGCTCGGGTACGGCTCTCTGGCGAACAACACGACGGGATCGTTCAACACCGCCGTCGGGCAGGGCTCACTCGGGGGCGCGGTCACCGCTGATCAGAACGTCGGTATCGGCGACTTCGCCATGATCTACAACACGGGAGCCAACAACACCGTGGTAGGCGTTCAGGCTGCTGGCAGCGGAGCCGTCGCCGGGCAGACGTTCCACAACAGCGCGATCTTCGGCTGGCTCGCCGGGCAGTTCCTGACCGGCGGCTCGAACAACGTCCTGCTTGGCGCGAAGACCGCGCAGAACCTCACGACGGGCAGCAAGAACATCGTCATCGGTTACGACGTCAACGCGCCTGCGGCCACGAGCGCGAACACGCTCAACATCGGGAACTTAATCTACGGCTCCGGCCTCGACGGCTCCGGCGACACGCTATCCACGGGGTCCATCGGCATTGGCACGAAGACCCCGACGAGCCGTCTCCACGTGGTGGGACTGCCCGTCTACGCGAACAACGCGGCGGCCGTCACGGGTGGGTTGACGGCCGGTGCCTTCTATCGCACGGGCGGTGACCCCGATCCGGTCTGCGTGGTGCACTGATGAATACGCGATGCGAAGAAGTGATCGTGCAGTTGGTAGTGCGCACCTACGACGAGAACGGGCGCCCCGTGCGCGAACAGATATCGCCGCAGGTGAAGGTGTTTCGGAACGCGCAGACGCGAGATTTTTGGGGCGAGGTCGATAAGGCCGTGAAGGCAATGCAGGCACCGCCGCCGACTCCGGCGCCGACCGAGCCGACTAAAGCCGGTAAGAAGGGCAGGCGCTGATGCCGAGCACGCTGACGTTGTTCGGCCTCAACGCATTCCGCGCCGAACTGCGCGATCATCTCGTGGATCTGAACGACCACGCCGAAGCAATCGTCGAGCACCACGCCGAGCTCGCGAAGGCGGAGATCGTGCAGCGCTACCCGATCCGCACCGGGAATCTTCGGCGCGGCGTGACGATCCGTCGGGCGACCAGTCGCGGGCTGTTCGGGCGACAGGTGCTGAGTCGCGCGCCACACGCGCATCTCTATGACAACCGCCGGAAGGGCACGAAACAGCGGTTCACGAAACGCGGCGCCAATCGCGGCCGCATGCCGCCGAAGGATATCGCGGTCCCGGTGGCGATTCGGCATCGGCGACTGATGGAAGACGACCTGATCGCGCTGTTGATTAGAACCGGGTTCGAGGTCACACGCACTTAAGCGCATAGGGAGACGCGACATGGCAACGAATCGACGACACGGTAAGAGCGGACAAGTACTGATGGATATCGGTGGGAGCCCTGGCAGTCCCGTCGGCGGCTCGCCCTTCGCGCCCGTCGTGATTGCCGACCTGAGCACCTGGACGCTCGAGATGACCCGCGATCGGGTGGACGTCACCGCCTTCGGGGATCGCAACAAGGTGCGCGTGACGGGCCTCCCCGACTTCAGCGGCACCTTGGGCGGCTGGTGGAGCCCAGACTCCTCGCCCGCCTTCTTCGGCGTCGTGCTGGGCGACGATCCGGTCTTCATGCGGCTCGTGCCCAGCACAGAGGATCCGACCAACTACTTTCAAGGGTTGGGGAATCTCGATGGGTCGATCAACGTCGCGGTCAACGGCGGCGTCTCGATCTCAGGGAACTGGGACGCGGCCGACAACTGGGAGATGGTGCCGTAAGCGATGCGCGGCGGGGCGGTGATTCGCGGCGTGGTGGGCCAGATCAAATGGTCGTACTACGTCGCGGCGGCGATCAACGGCTACACCGTCTCGCGCGGTCCAGACGGGCAGTGGAGCGTGCGCGCGCTCGTCGTCCACGCGGACAAATTGAAGATGTCACAGAAGCCGCTCATCTTCGTTGCGCCGCATCAACACGGCGAATGGCGGTGGCCGATCTTGGATCTGCAACTACACGAGAGCGTCTTAACCGCTCATCTCGGCACAGTGGAGACCTATGTCGCGCAGTCGCATCGTTCGACCTGAAACCACCACGCTCCCGATTTCCGATGGGGATTGGCTGCTGGTCAAGAAGCGCCTCAATAACGGCGAGCAGCGGCAGCGTCTCGCCCGCCTGTATCGGTACGCGCCCGATGGCACCACGCAGATCGATCCGCTGCAAATCGGGTTGAGCACAATCCTCGCTTATCTGCTGGACTGGTCGCTCGTCGATCCGAATGGCGCGCAGATCGCCATTGCGGGGAAGGGTGTCGACGACATCACCGCCGCGCTCGATGCCATCGACCCGGAAAGTTTCCGCGAGATTCGCGAGGCCATCGAGGCGCACGCCGAAGCGATGGAGGCCGAGCGCGAGACGCAAAAAAAAATCCTGAATTCCGCGCCTGGGTCGCTCGCGACCTTTCCATCGCCCGTCGCTGCCACTGGCGGTACGAATGGGTAAGAGACCTCGATGCGGATGTGCACGAGATGCTCGTCGAGATGCTGCTCGAGGAGCAATCCGTCGAGGACGCCGCCTCGTAGGGTGGCGCTGACACATGGCGATCTCGGCCACATTCAAAGCGGACTTCACCGACTTCGAGGCGGCCGTTCGGCGCGCGGATGCCCAGCTGATCGGATTGAGCGAGGCGGCGAGGAAGGTCGGCCCCGACATCGATCGCATGGTGGGCAAAGGCCCCAAGGATCTCGATCGCCTCAATGACTCCGCCCGCCAAGGCGCCAACTATCTCAAGGCGTTGCATGGGAGCGTGGACCAGGTCGATCGCGTGCTCGCGGCTGCTGGCCAGAGTCTCGGCCCGATTCCCGGCGCGCTGAAAGAACTCGGCACCGTCGCCGGCCAGACGGCGGCGGATCTCGGCTTACTTGCGACGGGTGGGCTCACGGTGGCGGCCGCGCTGGGGGGATGGCAAGTCGGGCGGGCGATTGCGGAGTTCACCGGCTCGGACAAGATCATCGGCGGCGCCACGGCCGCCTTGCTCGGATGGGGCACTGCCGCCAAGGAGGAGGCCGCCGCCGGCGCCCAGACGCTGGCGATCGCCTCGGAACGCGCGAATCGCACCATCACCGATCTCAGCGAGGCGATTCAAATCAATCTGAAATGGACGGCCGACTGGGCGCTCCATGCCGGTCGGGCGCGCGATGCCGCCGGGGAATCTGCGGCCCAGGTCGCGAAGTGGCACGCCGAGATCGCCCAAGTCGCGAGCGACGGCAATCTCGAATCTCTCAATAAAGATCTCGCCTCGCAGAACTTCACGCTGCAGGAATTGTCCAAACGCTACGGGATCCATATCGAAGCGCTGCAACTGCTGACGCGCGAGACGAAAGCGGCAGCGGACGCCGAAGAGCATCTACGAGACGTCCGCGAAAACAACGCCGCGAAGCTCGCGCAGCTCGCCGAAGACATTCAGAAAGACAACGAGAAGCGTGCCCAGTTCGAACAGCGCACGACTAACGAACTCATCAAGCTGCAGGAGATGTATTACACGCAGCGCGTGCAGATGAGCGGGACGACGAACGAGATCGAGATCGCGAACATCAAGCGCTGGGCCAAGGTTACCGAAGAGCAACTGCGGACGGCCGGCATCACGTCGCAGGAGGTCTACGCGCAGATTGCCGCGAATGCCGATCAGGCGATCAAAGCCGTCGGCATCGATTGGGACTTTCTGGAGTCCCGTTCGATCGAAGCCTTGCAGGAAACGCTGAAAAACGCGACCGCGACGTACGCCGAGATGGTGACGGGCTCGCGCCACTACACGCGCGATGCACTTGATGAGCAGATCAAGAAGATCCACGACGCGGAAGACGCGCTCCGCGGCATGGGCAAAGCGGCGGCGGAAGAGCAAGAGAAGGCCGCCGAGGCGACGCGGGCCGCGACCGAAGAACTTAAGAAGCAAACGGACGCGGCGCGGCAACGCACGGCGATCACCTTCGGCGGCGCGTTCGAGGTCACGCGCGAGAACTTCGAATCCACCGCGCGCGGCTTGGGCGGCGATCCCGGCGCGATCGAGCGGCTCCTGAAGAAGGGGTACTCGTTTCAGCAAGCCCTGCTCTGGTCGAAGCATCCGGATTGGCCGCCGCCCGAGCATCCTGGGCCGCGTGTGCCCGGCTTCGCTAGTGGCGTGAAAAATTTCGGCGGCGGCTTGGCGGTTGTCGGTGAACGCGGACCCGAGCTCGTGCGGCTGCCGGCTGGCAGTGACGTCCTGCCCATGACGGGTGCCGGCGCCGCGAAAGGCGTCGTCGTCAACATTCAGCCGGGCGCCTTCGTCTGGCCGGTGATGAATGACCGGACCAGTATCGAGATGTTGGCCCGGCAGATCGGGCGCGCGATCGTGGCAGATTCCGCGATCGTGGGACGGCGGACCTGATGCCGTTCCAGAACTACAGCCTCAGTAACTGGGATCCCGATCCGGTCCGCGTGCCGACGGTGGCCGAATTCACCGCGAGCGGGGGCACCGGTGGTGCCGGCAATCCCGACACGCTCGTGTTCATCGCCAGCATCAACAAGCCAGACATCGGCATCCAGCTCTTTCATCGCTACGCCGAGGGCGGGCCATCGGGCGCCGGGGTGACGGTGACGTTCCGCGCCGAGAACGCGGACGGCACGCCAGCCTTATCGGGACGCGGGGACGGCAAGCATTTCTCTGACGGTCTGTTTTATCCCGATGGTTGGATGGCGGGCGAGGTGGGCTTCCATGCCTTCGGCGAGGACGCGCCCGCGCAACTCACCATCCAAGCCGGGTACGACGACGGCAGCTTCACGATCGACGATCCGCCGACCGAACCGCCAGACGGCATTCATCCGCCGACCAACCTGGTCGCGAGCGCGGAGGGCCCCTACAATCGCTTGACCTGGTCCGACAACTCCGACAATGAGCTCGGATTCAAAATCGAGTGGTCGCCCGTGGATCCCGAGACGGGACTCCCGACGGGCGTCTGGACGAAATTCGCAGAGGTACCAACGGACGTCGCCCTCTACGACGATTACGACATCGTCGAAGGCGAGATCTATGGCTACCGCGTGTACGCCTTCAAGGCCGACAAGCAGTCCATCTACAGCAACGAAGCGACGACGGATGCCGCGTTCACCATCGTGCCCGACACGGGCCCGTCGGGCGGCGGCACGCCATTCACGATCACCGGGCCCGGCGACTTTGATCCTGCGGCGACGACGACGGTGCTCTTCGACACGGCGGCAGCCACCGATCTTGTCGTCACGGCAGAAGCAATCACCGGTCGCACGCCCGCGCACGCCGCCGGCGTGGTCCCAGTCGCGCTGACAAACGGCACGCTCGCCGCGACCATTCCCGACGCGTTCACCTACACGGCCGGTCGACTCTATCCGCATGTCGAGGCCACGGCGACGCCCGAGGTCTTTCCGGCGCCCGTGCCGAGCTCGGTCATCCTAACCGCCGTCATCGTCGACGACGTCGACGGCATCTTCGATGATGCGGCCTATCGCTGGGCGTTGCTTGCGTCGCCCTCACCGGCCGCGGCGGCTGCGACGGTCATCACGGCACCGGACAGTCCCGCGACAGCCGTCACGACGACGCTCTATCAAGAGGGGACCTTCGTCTTCGAGGTCGTCGTGACGGGTACTGATCTCGCCGGCCACGCAGTGACGATCCGCGATACTGCGAGCGTCGTGCTCGCCTCCTCGGGTGTGCCGCGCGTGCAGTCGGGCATGCTCACGGCGGCCTATCCGGCGTCGGTCACGCTGGCACCGGTCATCACAGACGACGGCTGGAATGGACCGCTGACCTACGCGTGGAGCCAGACGAGCGGGCCGGGCACGGCGACGATCGCGACGCCGAATGCGCCGACAACAGACGTGACATTGCCCGAGATCCCCGGCGTCTATGTGTTCCAACTCGTGGTCGCGAATGCGCGCTTCTCGGGTGTCGGGATCTGGAAGGTCGCGCAATCCACCAGCGCCAATCCGGTGACGCCGATCATTGGACGATCGCTGGACATCTCGATCGACGGTATGACGTTCTGAACAGGAGCCCTATCTATGGCCGGCAATCTCAGCGACTATCTCAAGAACGAACTCCGGAAGCATGTCTTCCGCACCGGCAGTTTCACCAAGCCGACGACGCTCTACGTCGCGCTCTACACGGCCGCTCCCTCCGACAGTGGGGGTGGGACGGAAGTCAGCGGCGGATCGTATGCGCGCGTGCAGGTCGGACCCTCGGATGCCGCATGGTCTGCCCATGCGACCGCAGGCCGCACGCAGAACTTGAGCGCCGTCACCTTTCCAGCCCCGACCGCCAATTGGGGCACGGCCACGCACGTCGGCCTCCACGATGCGTCTACTGGCGGCAATCTGCTCACTTGGGCTCCGCTCGTCACGGCGCGCGTCGTGAACAACGGCGATCCGGCGCCCGCGTTCAACGCGACCGCGCTTGACTTTCAGTGGGATTAGCGCCGCGGTAGATCTCGATGGCTGATATCCAGATCATCGGCGCAACCACGCCGTTCGATCGCGTCGTCTCGCGCCGAGTGGTGTTCACCAGCGCGAACGTTGGGTACGTCTTCTTTATTGAGAACACGACCGCTGGCCACTTCCAGTACAAGAAGACGACCGACGGCGGCGCCACGTGGGGATCGGCCGTCACGATTCATACGGGTCCGGGCACCGCGACGGCGCCCATCGGATTCGATGTCTGGTACGACCGCTGGACGAGCGGCGATAGCGGGACGAAGATCCACACCGCGCTGATCACGCGCGACACGGACGACGTCGTCTATCGGGCGCTCGACACAAGCGGCGACACGCTCGGGACGGAGACGACGGTCCTCAACGGCGCGTCCGCCGATGAGACGGTCATTGCGAACGTCACCATCACGAAGGCGCGCGGCGGAAATCTCTACGTCGCGGCGATGATCGACGCTGGCGTTGAGTTCGTCTTCGGTCGCAGCACGGACGGAGGCGCGAGCTGGTCGTCTCGCGCACACTCGTTCGAGGCCAGCGGGTTCGATCGCTTCACGCTCTACCCTGGCAACGAGAGCGACAGCCAAGACGTCTGGCTGCTTTTCGAAGATGCGTCCGCCGACGAGCTGACGCTCAAGACGTATGACGACTCCGCAGATAGTTGGTCGGAGTCCAGCGTTATCTGCCCGATCGCGTCGGTGTTTGATTTCAATCGGCAGTGGGGTGGACACGTCCGCCATGCCGACGGGCATCTCATCATCGCGGTCTGGACGGAGAAGGACACGGCGACGGCCGACTTTCGCGTCTTCGACATCAACGGCGCGGGCAGCATCGTCGAGAAGACGGCCATCGCGACGAACGTCGACGACTCGTTCTACCCCGCGCTGTTCATCAACCAGTCGACGAACGACCTCTACGTCTCGTACACCGGCAAGAAGGACGGCAGCGAGACGCTCGACACGACAGCCAGCGTCTGCTACGTCAAGTCGACCGACGGCGGGGCGACGTGGGGCGCCGAGGTGGTCTACTCCGCGACGGCCAGCGACTGGATGCAGACGTGGACGCCGCAACAGGGCGACCGGTTCGCCGTCGTCTGGAGCGACGCCTCGCCGCGGCAACTTCTCATCAACGTCGACAACAGTCTGAGCTTCGGCCTCGTGGCGTCGTTCGCCGGCGAAGGCATTCTGACCACGCCCGCCATCACGACCTACATCGGGCTCACGCCGAACGCGATGGCGGGCGAACTGCAATTCACCGCGCCAAGTCTAGTTACGTGGGCCTGGGAAGCGTCGTTTGCCGGTGAAGGCTTTCTGACCGCCGATCTAAACAATGTCGATTGGCGCGCGACCTTCGCGGGCGAAGGCGTGCTCGGGATGCCTGATCTGCCGCATCCGTTCCCCGGATGGGAAGCCCTCTTCACCGGAGAGGGTCAGCTCGCCGCGCCGGTCTTTACGACGTACGCGTGGGAGGCGCTCTTCGCGGGTGAAGGCGCGCTCACGGCTGATCTCACGGTCTCGCTCAGCGCGTCCTTTAGAGGCGAGCTGGCGCTGCAAGAGCCCGCGCTGGCTGCGGCGAGCATCGCGTTAGCGGCGTCGTTCCGCGGCGAAGGCGCGCTGCGAGGGCGCTTCTACACGGTGACGGGACGGCGGGATCCAGACGGCGACCGCGCGATCGTTCTGCACGATTCGATCAGCATTGAGGAATCGCGCGACGGCGGCACCGCCGCGCAAATGACCGTCCGGGGCTTCTCGCCGCCGGAGGGGGCGCCGGTGACCATCGCCCTCGGCGGCGATCCACTCTTCGCCGGCCTCATCCTCGAGACACTGCGCTTTTACGATCAGGGCCACGCGTTCACAACATTGACGCTCGTAGGACACGATTGGCATCTGACGCGGCGGCGCTTCTCGCGGCGCTACGTCAACCAGTCGGCGACCGCGATCATCCTCGACGTCATGGCCACCTTTCCAACCTTCGACGTGACGAATGTCGAGGCCGGCTTGCCGACGATTGACGACATCACCTTTTCGCAGGCCACCGCGGCCGACATCCTCGCTGAGGTGATGCGGCGGATCGGCGGGCACTATCACGTCAGCCCGCCACGCTTGCTCTATGCAGGTCTCGTGGAGACGGAACCCGACCCCGAGCCGTTCACGCCGGCCTATGCGACCGAGCACTCCGTTCTCCAGGCGTTCTCGATCGCGCGCGATCTGCGGCAAGTGGTGAATCGGGTGACGATCATCGGCGCGGGCACGACGCTCGTAGAGCCGCCGCCAGGCGAACCGCCGGATTTCATCCCGCGCGCGTACGACCCGACCGACGATGGCGACCGCACCGTGCGGTATCCCGTGGGCGCGACGCGCCTGTATCTCGAGACGGGCGAGCGGCTCAATCCCGATGAAGTGGACGAGAACGGCAATCCGTTCAATCCGCGGCGCAAGGTGCCACCGACGCCGCTCTTCCAGTCGCCCGGCATAGTTCTCGTCGACGATCGCCAAGAGCTCGCCTTCCACGCCGCAGGCAAGCAGACTTTTCTCACGTGGGGTGGTGGTGGGAGCGACACCCTCACCGTCGCGTCACTCCCTGACGGCAGTCTCCCCGAGATCTTCGCGGAGCCCTCGTTCACATATCTCTACGTCGCCACGCTGGTCACCGCGTGGGGCGAAAGCACGCGGTTCTACGAGACGTTCGCGTATCGGACACCGCGGCGCACGAGCGATGGATCCGGGTATGTCTGGGATCGATCGTTCCTGGTGAAGGTGAGCGCCATCCCAAATCCGAATGTCACCGCCGTGAAGGTCTATCGCCAGGTGTACGGCCCGGATGGGTGGGGGCCGTTCATCGCCATCGGCTCGACGCCCGGCAGCGGAGGCGTCATCATCGACAGTCAGGATCATCCGCCGACAGATCATCCCGATGAATTGCCGCTGGTGGACACGTCGCAGCGCCCGCCGCTCGCGTATCTCGACGTCGCGCCGCTGACCCAGGCGATCCCCGTCGGCGCGTCGGTGCGCGTGATGACGGTGTTGGACGACCTGCCCTCACAGGCGTATCTCTCGGTTGTGCTCTCGCGCGACGGCGTGCCCGATGACGGCATCGTAGAAGGGGTCCTCGACGACAGCGATCTCACACCCGAGGACTTCGAGACTGTCGGCCGGACGTATCTCGAGGAGCGATCGTTTGTCGAGATCGCGCCCTCCTGGGATTCGCGCGATCCGAACACACGGCCCGGTCGCACGCAGTTTATCGACATGCCCGATCTGCAGGGCGCATTTACCATTGAGCGCGTGCGGATCGATAGCTTCGTGCTGGCGAATTACGACGGCTCTGGCCTGACGGTCGCGCCGATCTTTCACGCGACGGCCAAGCGAGAGCGCGTGTCGATTCATGATCTACTCGCGCCAGGGTCGCGGTTCGAGCTGCGCTGATGGAGCCGTGGCACCTCTTCGTTGGCGGCGTGATCGTGACTATCGCCAGCAACATGCTGACGTGGATCATCGCGAGATCGCGATCGGAGGGCGTCACGAGCAGTCAGATCGATCATCTCGAAGCGATGCTCAACGAGCGCGAGAAGGACATCACGCGCATTGAGACCGCGATCGAGAAAGTGCATGATGCGCGGCACGCGCTGCGCAACGAGCTGTTGACGCAACAGCGCGAATACTGGGGCGAGGTCGGCCGTCGGCTCGACGGATTGCGCGACGAAATCAAGCGACTCGATGGCAACATCTGCAACGTCTGCCGGATGAAGAATCAATGATCGATCTCCTGCATCGCTTCATCGTGCCCGCCGCCTACACGCTGCTACCGCCAGCGATGGCATCGGATCGCGCGACAGCGATGTTGCTGGCGATTGCGCTGCAGGAGTCGAGCATTGAGGGCGTGATGCACCGGACGCAGATCGGCGGGCCTGCCCGATCCTTTTGGATGATGGAGCGCTCGGGCGGCATCGCTGGTGTCCTCTCGCATCGGGCGAGCCGAGGGCCGATCCGCCAAGCGCTCAACGTCTTACGGTATCGAGACTCTGGCGACGAGTGCTATCGCGCCGTGGCCGACAACGATGTACTCGCCGCGTGCTTCGCGCGCTGCCTGCTCTGGACACTGCCCGACGCGCTGCCGCGATTGGACGATCCGGAATGGGCGTGGCAGCAATACGTCGCGGCGTGGCGGCCCGGGAAGCCGCATCGCGAGACGTGGGACACCTACTACGCGCAGGCCTGGGCGATCGTGGGTAAAGCCGAATGGGGTGGGCGAAGTTCAAGTTTTGGCAAAAGCAGTCGCGAGAGTTTAGTTTCCGAAGGAGCCACCGTCATGTACGAGCCGAAATGGAATCACCTGCGCGCGCAGATTCTCGACATTGCCGCCAAGGTGCAGGACGAGCATCCGAGCGATTGGCAAGCCGTCGAGCGCAAAGACAACACCTTCATTCGCCGCGTGGCGCACGCCTGTCAGGTCGCTGGTTTAGGGATGGTCGGGCTCAACGGCAAGCGCGGCAACGTGAACGATCTCTCGACCGACGTGCTCGCGTTTCCCAATGACACCGGCTGCCGCGATGAGAGCGGCACGTATCCAGGCTTGGAGCTCCACGACATCATCAACGCGTCCGACAGCCCGCAGAAGGCGCTCGCGTGGGGCGACTCGACGCAGGGCACGATCGATGGTGGTGTCGGCGGCGCATGGGTCCGGCCGACACCCGTCGGCGCCGCGACGCCGGGAACGCCCAGCACACCGACCAGTGCCACGCTGCCCGATCGCCACGAGTTCGAAGATGAAGTCGCGCAGCTCGAACGGTTCTACGAAGCGCCGGAAGGGCTGCAGCGGCCGGCGCCGGGGCTGTCGCTCAACGGGCGCCCGGATGTCACCGCCATCGCGGCGTGGATCCTCGAAATCTATCTGCGCGCTCGCTTCGCCGGGATGTCGCGCGAGCAGGCGCGTGAGGCGTACCGCGCGCAGATCCGCGAGTCCGCCGAGTGGAAGTCAAAACACCAATGACCAAATTCATCGAGTGGCTCGCCACGCTGAACACCGTCACCGTCACCGAAGCGATCCGGCAGGTGATTCTCTCGCTCGTCCTGTTCGAAGTCATTCGCTGGGATGAGCATCAAATCGCCGGGTTCCTGATGGCGGTCTCGGCGGTGCTGGCGCTCTTCGCGCGCGGCACGACGGTGTCGCATGGCCGCGTCGAGCAGAAGGTGGATGAGAAGGTGGCGCTGCGCGAGATCGCCGGCACGACAGGCACCGCCGCGAACATGTCGCCACCGACGAAACAGGTATGAAGCCCTACTACGAGCAGGACGGGATCACGATCTACCACGGCGACTGCCGCGAGGTGCTGCCTGCGATGGCGTCGACGCGACTCGTTGTGACTGATCGGCCGTACGTGTTCGGCATCGCATCAACAGCCCAGGAAGGCAAGGCGGGCGGCTGGGGCGACTTAATGAACAGTTCCATTTGGTACGAGTCGTGGCTGTCCGAGTGTAAGCGGCTCACGGAGACGGCGCAGGGTGCGGTGTGGGTGTTCAACTCGTGGCGGTCGTTTCCGGTTCTCGCGCGTGCGGCGTACGGCGTTCGCTGGCCGGTCGAATCGCTGTTGGTGTGGGACAAGGAATGGATAGGCCCCGGAGGAGAGCGCGGACTCCGGCCGTCGTACGAACTCGCGGCGCTGTTCGCGCACTCCGATTTCGCCATCGCAAATCGCGGACTGCCAGACATCTGGCGCAGTAAGTGGTCAAGCAACAAACCGAGCGGACACCCCGCAGAGAAGCCCGTCGATCTGTTACGGCGCATCATCCGCGAGAGTGGCGGCGGCCCAGTGCTCGATCCATTCGCCGGTAGCGGGTCAACGCTCGTTGCAGCGAAGGATGAGGGACGGGCGGCCGTCGGTATCGAGATTGAGGAGCGCTACTGCGAGATTGCGGCGCAGCGTCTGGCCCAGAGGGTGCTGTCGTTTGGTGAACCGCGTTCGATTTGGGAAGGCGAAATTACTGCATGAACACCGGCCCAGTGATGCCGCCACGTCCGCCAGCCGATCGAGATCCAGCAGGTCGCCGGAATGATGACGTCGCGTACGACATCATCGCCACGTTGATCGTGGCGGCGCTGATCGCCGCGTTGTTGTATTGGCTGTTCTGGTTCTGACCGCTCCGTCAGGGAAAGTGACGAAATGCTCACTTTTGAACACTTCGGCGATCCAACCGTTCGATCCAACCATTCGCCCCTACCGGATAGGGTTCGATAGACCCCTATAGAGTCGGCGAGAGCGGGGCTTTAGCAGATTTCCTCAGAAATTCGCGAAAAGTGGCGCGCCCGACAGGATTCGAACCTGTGGCCTTCGGCTCCGGAGGCCGCGGACGTGTGCAGGCTCTAACTTGTTGACCCGCCCAGTGTTTCACGTGAAACAGTGACGGCCGATCAAACCGTCCGATCCAACGATTCCGCCCAAGGTGTGTCGAGCGGTTGCTCATCGATCATGATGATGTCGTGTGGATAGACGGTCCTTAGTCGATCGGCCTCGGCCTCTGCGAGTTCGCGCGATGACCATGCACCCAGGCATGACGGCGAGGGGTCGTTCCTGTCGGTCGCCGAGTAGATCAAGTACACCTGCGCCATACGGCGCCTGCAAGTCTAGCATTCAACTTGCCTGCTTCGCCTTCACTCGCGCCGCCACCGTCGCCATCCGCCGATCGACCGCCCCGCGCACATACCGCCGCGTCGTCTCCAGATCGGCATGCTGCGCGTAGTGCTGGACGAGCAACAAATCCTCCGTCTCGCGCCATAACCACGAGAGGAACGAATGGCGCAGATCGTAGACGCGGAGATCGCCGGGGAGCGCCACCGTACGGCCCGCCGCGCCCTCCTGCGCCACGTAGCGGCGCACGGCGGCATGGAAGGACCGGCCCAGGGCACGCTGATCAAAGCGGCCCCAGGCGAACGCTCGCAGCCAGGCGCGGCACGCCAGCACCCCGTACGGGAAGAGCGGCACGGTGACGGACTCGGCGCCCTCGCCCTTCAGCCGCGGTGGCAACGTCAGCGTTTCGCGCGCGAGATCGATCCGCTCCGGCCGCAGTCGATGCAAGCTCGCGGGCGTGATGCCGGTGCCGAGCATCATCATCAGCCGCGCCTGTGCTTTGTTTTTGAAGCCGCGACCGCCGCGCCCAGGATGCCGGTGCGTGCGGTGCGTGTCCATCGTGGCGAGGATCGCGGCAAGCACGTCGACATCGATCGCGCGCACTTCGCCTTGCGGCTCGCGCGGCGTCTTGATCGCGCGCGCGGGATTCGGTGCCTCAGCGCCGTCGAGCGCGTCGTAGAGCTGCGCCAGCGCGCGCCGCCGGTGCTTCACGGTGCTGACCGCCACGCCATCAGCGATCCAGTCGTTCACGACGGTTTGCAGGCGCTCGATCGTCAAGCGGCTGCGGCGGACGTCGCCGAGCACCTCGAGCCACGCGGCGAGATTCGACGCAACATCTCGCCGCGGGCGCCCCGGGGGAAGCGTCTCGAGATACTCGAGCACGTCGCCTTGCAGCGTGCCCTGTGTTTTGCGCCGACGATCGCGCCGCTTGCGAAACTCGCTTTTCGTTGAGTCAATCCAGGCCTGGATCTCGCGCACGCCGCGCGACCGCGGAAAACTCTTTTCGCGCCGCAGCGTGCCCACCTTGGCGATCGCGATGCGCACGCGATCGTCTTCCCAGATGTTCGTTGCGATGCGGACGCGGGGCATTCAGCGGCGCGCGCCGAGATAGCTGCCGATCACGAAGAACACGCCCATGCCGAAGAGGATCCCGCTCAGCGCCGCCGCTCCGACGAACGCCATCAGGAGGCCGAGCGCGATGCCGAGATAGCCGACGGTGGTCAGCCGCCCCTTCGGGCGTTTGACGGGGGTGTTGAGATCCATCGCTGTCATTGTTTGACCTACAGCAGGCGCGCCCCGACGGACGCAGGTTTCTGATTTCTCAACGCCGCGCGCAGCTTGCGGCAATTGCGATCTTGGTACTTGCCGCCGATTATCCAATTCGATACGTTACGTGACGTTTACCGAACAATTTTTACCGGCTCACGGAGGCGTATGTCTTCCCCCCGTCGTCCCCGCATTCCTGACCGTCCGCTCACCGTCCTCGAGAAGCGCGCTTGGCGCGCGTACGCTCGGTTACCGGAGGCGCTCCAGCGGGATCTGTGCCGCCGGCTAATCGTGCAAGCCAAGCATCTCGGAACTTCGTCAACCCCTCCGCCTCCGAGCGAACCAGATCCTCAGGAAGCGTCGCCTCGAATGCTCGAAACGCTCTCACATACGGCGACTCTTCTCGCGCTGGCCCA